CAAACTTTATGGGCCATATAAGGGACAAGTCAAGAAACATATGAATTATGATGATTTAGAGAATGATTTTATAAATTATTCTCAACTTTTTTCTGTTACACTCAAAGATGAGTGTAGAAAACAGGGAAAAGATAGTCGTCTTTTTGTCCCTGCTAACATGTCCATGGTAGCAGTTGGTAACAGATTGTTCGGAGCTCAAAACGAAGCAATCGCACAATGTAGTGAAGATTATCCCATTAAGATTGGGTTGCAATCACCTGGTGCAGGTGCTTGTAAACTGTGGAGAGAGTTTTATAATGCCAAGGGGTTGTGTTATCAATCCGATGGTGCTGCAAATGATGCACATTTTTCTCTTGCCATAGCTCGAGTTATACGTGATTTCAGAAGTAAACATTTACCTGCTGAATTACGTAAACTTGTGAACAGGTACTATGATATGGCGTACTGTATGAAGGCAAATGCTAGAGGAGCAGTAGTGAATTTGTTCGGTCAACCGACCGGACATACTAATACAGCCTCAGATAATTCATTCGGTTATCTTTTAATTTGCATGTTACATGCAATGAGAAATGGAATGAATTTTGAGGAATTTAAAGAAGTTCACTTAGCTATCATGGGAGATGATATGATGTGGAGAACTGAAAATCGACTTTTTAGTCCACTTGAGTTGGAAAAAACTTTCAATTCAGTTGGTATGTACCTAGAGAGTCCAAATGATGGATCCACCTTCGACACACTTACCTTCTGTGGGATGCATCCGATTGTCCGTGAAGTTCTAGGAGTGAAATATTTACTTTACCACTATGGTGAAGAAAAACTCCTTAATTCAATGAACTTCATTAAAAAGACGATGACACCTGCCCAACGATTGCTCAAATTAATGAGCATCACTACTCTGATGTTTGGAAAGAAAGAAACCTTTGACAAATTAAAAGAAGTTGTATTTCTTTATGCTTCAAACAATTCAGATTCTTTGACTAAGTCTGATACTTCCTGTCTTGGATTTCTCAATGAGTTGGCC